GTATATTGATCGTCAGATGAGTGGTGCTAACGTAGATCAAAACGCAAGTAGATCGATCTTAGCAGATATTATTTTGACTTCTGCAAGTTTTAACGTTAACCCAGATGACGGACAGGTTGTAGAGATAGCCTTTAGACCAAGTGCTGCTCCTACATTCGATCTATCTAAAACAGCTTAATTAAATTAGCATAACTTAACGAACCTCAGAAAATCTGGGGTTTTTTTATGTTTTATATTAGAATAATATAAATATTATATTGTTTTTATTCATGGCAAGTAATTTATCTGCATTGGACAGACTAAAAAAAGCTGCAAATCTTGAACCAGTTAAAAAAGAAGTTACATTATCTGATGGTTCTGTCTTTGAAATGTATGTAACACCATTAACAATGGCAGAAAGAGAAAGAGCACAAAGACAAGCCAAAAGTGATGATGCAAATGCTTTTGCTTTACAATTACTGCTTACTAAAGCACAGGATGAAAATGGAATCAGATTATTTAAATCTGGTGAGATAGATATTTTAAAAAATGAAGTAAAAGATAAAGATTTACAAGCTCTTATGCTTTCAGTTATTAGTGAAGAAGAGGATTTGCCTGACCCAAAGAATTAGCTGCCCAACTGAAAAAAGATAATCTTATGATGTTGCAGTTTGGTGTTGCAAAAGAATTAGGTAAAAGTTTACATGAAATTAAGACTATGACAATGGAAGAAATGATAGGTTGGAGTGCTTATTTTTTGATAATTAATGAAGAACAAGAAAAATCATTTGAAAAGGCAAAAAGAAGGAGATAAGTTAGAATAAAGTAAGTTTATAAATTTTAATGGCCAGTTACTCTGCTGTTATTGATCTGCGTGTAAATGGCGAGAAAAAGATAGATAGCGTTGTAGCTAAAGTTAATAGAATTAATGGCTTAATAAGAGGTTTAAAACCAGTACCAGATATCTTTCAAAAACAAAGAGGTGGTACTGAAGCATTTAGAAATCAAATTAATGCTTTAAAACAAACTTTAAGTGAAACATTAGCAACATTTGGACAAACTGGTAAGGTCACAGGTTTTTCAAAAACTATTGGAGGTTTAAACTCTCAATTAGCAACATTTCGGAGTGTAGCTAATAGTGCAAAAGCTGGTAGTCAGCAATTTACACAGGCATTAACCGCAGGAGAAAATGCTTCTCGTCAATTATTAAAAGCAGAATTAGAACGTCTTAAGTCATTACAAAATCTATATCAAACAAACGCAAAATTAGTTAAAGGATCTAGTGCAGGAATTGGTAAACAATTAACAGAAGTATTAAAGATTGGAAATACAATTCCAAAAACTACTGCTGCTCTTAATAATTATAAAATGGAACTCGAAAGAATAATAAGTCTTGTCGAGATAGGTAGTAAAGAATATAAAGAATTAGAAGTAGCAATAGCCAATGTTAATAAGCAATTAGATAGAACAAAACCAGTAAAAACTCAAACTGATAAAAAATTACAAGTTGAAAAAAAAGTTACACGAGAGATGTCAAAACAGAAACAGCTTGAAATGGATTTATTTAAACAGCGTAGAAAAAATATAAGAGATAGAGAAAGAACTGCTAAACAACAAAGACAAGGCAGATTATTAGGTGCTGGTTTTCCTCTGTTATTTGGTGGTGGTATAGGTTCTATTGGTGGATCGTTAGCTGGTAGTTTTCTTGCTAAACCTGGTGAAGAATTTGGAGCACAAATTTTTGGAAGTGCGGTTGGGCAACAAATTGAAACTTTAATAAAAAGAGCAAATGCATTAGGAGATGCAGTAGATCAAATAAGTTTTGAAAAACTTGAAGAACAAAGCATTATTATTAGTGGAGAACTAAGGGCACAAGTTGAACTTCTTAAAGAATTAGGACAAGCAGATAGAGCAAGAGCAGTTTTAGCTGATCAGGTATTTAAAAGAACTGGTGCTAATGCTGATGTTCAGAGAGATATAACTAGACAAGTGCAACTTCTTAATGCAGGATTTAGCGAGCTTGTTAATAGTGCTGGTACAACTTTAGCAATTATTGGTGGCCCATTATTAACAGCAGTAGGAGCTTTATCTGCTGGAGTTTCTTTATTCTTTAGAGGTTTTAATACTCTGGCTACTGGATTAAGAAATTTAATTCCAGATTTACCTGTTGTTGATAAGTTTTTTGAAAGATTAAATAAAAGAATACAACAAGCAATAGGTAATACTCAAAAATTAAGAAGAGAAATTGATTTAGCAGCAGATATACTTAATACAGAATTAAGTATTAAACAACAACAAACTGTTGGAGATGATGCTAGAACTTTTGATGCTCAAAGAAAAAATCTAGAATTAGAAAAAAGAATTATTGATCTTAGAAATAATGCTGCCAGAAAAGAAGCATTGAAAGGAGTATCAGATTCTGGTCTAATACAAGAGATAAATCAGAAATTTGATATTCAGAAAGAATTAGATCTAGATTCTATAAATAAACAGCTTACAATAATTGATCAAAAAGAGGCATCAATAAATAGTAAGTTAGAAAGACGATTAAATTTTACAACTTCTATAAATGCAATAAATAAAAAAATTGTTGGTGCGAATAGAGCAGAAGATGAACAACTTGCAGCTAGATTAGAATTTGAGAAAACAAAACTTGGTATTCAATTCCAGCTAGGTGAAGATTTAAGAGCAGCACAATCTGTAGAAGAGAAGATGTTGTTAACCAAACAAGCAATACAAGATATAGATGCTGCAAGAATAATTCTTGGAGAAAAATTATTTAATATTTCAGAAAAAATGAAAACTAATTTTGAATTAGTAGGACAAACTATTGCTTCTGGTGTTACTGATAATATAACTGCTGCAATATTACAAACAAAAACTTTAGGTGAAGCTGCTAAAAATATATTAAATGATTTGGCTAATACGTTAGTAAAACTTGGTGTGAATACTATTTTAGGAAGTATTGCCCCTGGTATTTTTGGTGGCTTGCCAATGTTAAAGTTTGCGAATGGAGGCAGACCACCTGTTGGAAAAGCCTCACTTGTAGGAGAGAAAGGCCCAGAACTATTTGTACCAAAAAGATCAGGTACAATAATTCCTAACGATAAATTAGCTGGAGGGGGTAGTACAAATATTAGTGTAAATGTAGATGCCTCTGGATCGTCTGTTCAAAGTAATGAGCAACAAGGAAAAGAGCTTGGCAGAGTTATTTCAGCAGCGATACAATCAGAATTAATTAAACAAAGAAGACCTGGAGGTTTATTAAGATAATGGCTACTTTTCCTAGTTATAATCCTGTTTTTTCTGCAAACAAAACTGATATTACCAATACTAGAACAGTTCAGTTTGGTGATGGCTACCAACAAAGATTTACTTTTGGTTTAAATCAAAATGCAAAACAATGGAGTCTAGTTTTCAATGAAGATAATACAGACGCAGCCATAATAGAAAGTTTTTTAGAAGCAAGAAAAGTTGATGGTGCATCTTTCGATTGGTCACCTCCTGACGAAGCAGTAACTTATAAGTGGGTATGTCCTTCTTTTACAAAAGAAATATTTGACTTCAATAGAAACAGAATAAATGTAACTTTTATACAAGTATTTGAACCATAATGGCAAAACCTGTATCTGAAACCCAATCAATAAATCCTGGTTCAGTCATTGAGATGTTTGAACTGACAACAGACGCAGCTTTACATGGATCAGCTACTACATACAGATTTCACGATGGTAGTAATCCAATAGCTTATGGCAATAATAATTCTAATGGAAATATCATTTGGAACGGCAATACTTATATTGCTGTACCTTTAGAAGCTGATGGATTTAAATATGCCAATGGTCAATTACCCAGACCTACATTAACGATAAGTAATGTCACAAATTTAATTACAGCTATTTTATTAAATGTAAATGTTGTAACCCCTGGAAATGATTTAACTGGTGCTGTAGTAACAAGAGTTAGAACATTGGCAAGATTTTTAGATGCTGTTAATTTTACAGGAGGAACTAATCCTTACGGAACTCCAGATCCAACAGCAGAATATGCAAAAGAGATATACAAAATTGATAGAAAATCATCAGAAAACAGAGCCGTTGTTCAATTTGAATTAGCTGCTGCTTTTGATCTAGCAAACATACGAATACCTTTGAGAGTATGCACTAAAGAATTATTTCCTTCTATTGGTACGTTTATGCCATGAATGAGTGGAAAGAAGCTGCTCTTAGTCATGCAAAGGTTGAAGATCCTAAAGAATCTTGTGGTTTACTATTAAATATTAAAGGCAAAGAAAGGTATCATCCTTGTCGTAACTTGTCGATGACAAACCATCAATGTTTTATTCTTGATCCAGAGGATTATGTAAAGGCAGATAATACAGGAGAGATAACAGCTATTGTTCATAGTCATCCGATTACACCTCCAACACCTAGTCAGGCAGATTTAGTTAGTTGTGAAAGATCAAACTTACCTTGGTATATTGTCAATCCTAAGACAGAGCAGTGGGGATATTGCGAACCAAAAGGGTATAAGGCTCCGATTATTGGTAGAGAATGGGTTTGGGGTATAACCGATTGCTGGTCATTAGTAAGAGATTGGTATAAGGAAGAGAAAAATATTGAACTTAGAGATTGGCAAAGACCTACAACACCCGAAGAATTTATTAAAAATCCTATGTTTGAAAGATGTGCTGAAGCTACTGGTTTTAGAGAGTTAGAACCAAATGAGAAACTTGAGAATGGTGATTTATTATTTATGTCAATAATGGATGCTGGTCTAAATCATGTAGCTATTTTTATAGATGGAGATGTCTTACATCATTTATCTAGTAGACTTAGTTGTAAAGAACCATACTCACCTTGGTTACTAAAATGCACAGGCAAGAGGTTGCGTTATGTTGCGTAAATTAAAACTATATGGAGAGTTGGCTAAATTTGTAGGCCATAAAGAATTTGAAATACAGGTTCATAATTTACCTCAAGCTATTAGTTTTTTAGTAAATAATTTTCCAGAAGTTGAAAAATATATGAATCCAAAACATTATTTAGTGAGAGTAGGTAATTATGAAATAACTGAAAATGAAATTCACGATCCAATAGGTCAACAAGATATTCATATAATTCCTGTAATTAGTGGTGCTGGTGGAGATACTTTTAATACTATTTTGTTAGGAGCAGCATTGATCGGTGCGTCATTTTTCTTTCCAGGAGCAGGATTGTTTGGTACAACAAGTTTTCTTGGTGCTGGTGCTGGTGTTGTTGGTGTTTCCTCAACAGGTGTATTACTTGGAACAGCTATTGGTACAGGTTTAAGTGCGATTGGTGCTGGATTAATACTTCAAGGTGTTGGTAATATGCTTTATCCGACTGAAGATCCTACGTTTGAAGATAACCCACAAATATCATTTAACTTTTCTGGAACGCAAAATACAGCAAGGGCTGGTACTCCAGTTCCTATTGTTTATGGTGAAATATTTACAGGTTCAGTT